AATGCCATTAGTCATCGCAGGTGCAACAAGCGGAAGTACGACAGTACAAGCCACAGACGCAGTCACGGCAACCATCACGTTACCAAGTGCTACCACAACATTAGTCGGTGCTACCACACCTAGCTTTACGACAACCATCGGTGTCGGTGGTGCTACTCCAAGTGCATCAGGCGCAGGCATCACATTCCCTGCTACGCAATCAGCCAGTACAAATGCTAATACGCTAGATGATTATGAGGAAGGTACTTGGACACCAGCAAGCCCCGATATAACTTATGCAACAGCCGTTGGTACATATACAAAAATTGGCAGAGTAGTTCAATGGCAAGCATATGTTATATTTCCAACAACTTCTAATACCGCTCATGCACGCATGACAGGTTTACCTTATGCTGTTCAAGATTCAGAAAATGCTAGGGCTGGGTCTGCAATTACTGCAAGTACCTATGGGTCAGCATTTTATTGTTTACCAGTCAATAGTGGGACTATTGTTTATTTTTATACTATTGCAACAGCTTCGCTATTAAACTCTAATCTTTCAGGAAAACAAGTATTTTGTGGCGGTACGTACATTTCATAACTACACCATATTAGTGTAGTCGGACTCAAAGGAGAAACACAATGGCTTTAACAGAAGAAAAAGTAATAGACCAAATCACAGTCACCGAGAACGGCACTATCCTCTACCGTGAGGCTACTCGTATTTTAAAAGATGGTGAGCAGATAGCACAAACCTATCACCGTTCTAGCCTAGCCCCAGCGAGTGACTTAACAGACGTACCAGCTAACGTAGTGGCAATAGCTAATGCAGCTTGGACAACAGATGTAGTAACAGCTTATCAAGAACAGGTAGCGAAAGTAGGAGCATAACATGGCAATCACGCTAAATGGTGACACAGGGATTACAACCCCAGCAGAAACAATACAGGGCAACCTAACAACCACAGGCAACACCATACTCGGTGACGCAAGCACAGACACCCTAAACGTAGGCAACGGTGGGTTGGTCAAGGACGCTTCGGGCAACCTAGGTCTAGGTGTAACTCCTAGTGCTTGGACAAGTCAAACAGCATTGCAAATTGGTGGTGGAGCTACAGGAGCTGCGGTAACTTCAGGCACTAATGGTGTTATGTTGTCTTCAAATACTATTTTTAACGCAGGCTGGAAATATCTAGCTAACGGGTACATTTCATACTATCAACAATATGATGGCATACATTATTGGGGTAGCGCTCCTAGCGGAACGGCTGGTAATGTAGCAGCCTTAACTGACAGAATGAAACTAGATGCTAGTGGTAATTTAATTGTTGGTGGTACAACTTCTTACGGTCAAATAACTTCCGTTAATAGTACAGCTGTTGCAAACTTAATTGGTTTACTTGATTCAGGCACTACTTATGGTTCATCTAGCTATTATATGATATTAAGAAATAGTGTAGGAACAGTAAGTGGTGGTATTCAGCATACAGCATCTACTACAGTAAATTATGCAACAACTTCAGATGAAAGACTAAAAGAAGATAAAGGCATTGCAACAGATACATCTGTAATTGACAATATAGTTATTCACGATTTTGAATGGATTGAAGACAATCGTTTAGACATAGGTGTATTTGCTCAAGAGGCTTATGAGATAAAACCTTCAGCCGTTGGCGTTGGTAGCGATGAAGTAACAGAATCAGGTGCATTGGAAAATCCTTGGTCTGTTGATTATTCTAAATTTGTACCTGATTTAATTGTTCATGCTCAACAACTTAAAAAATTAGTAGAACAACAACAAGCAATGATAGACGAATTAAAGGCTAAAGTGGCCGCCTTAGAAGCTGCTTAAATTAATAGGAGATACGAGATGGCAAAAGACAAACAGCCCCAAATCGTTACGATAGATGAAGTAGAGTATGACGCTAATAACTTTAATGAGGAACAGGTGGCACTATTTAACCATTGCCTAGACCTAGACCGCAAGATAGGTAGCACAAACTTTCAACTACAACAATTAAATGTAGGTAAAGATGCGTTTATCAAGTTGTTAAAGACAGCACTAGAACCTAAAGAGGAATAATATGGAAGCCCTGATAGCGAAAGTAAACGCATTCCTAGCTAAACTATACCCATCAATTCTTGCAGAGAAAGTGCCTGTGGATAAATTTATGCACTTTATATGTGGTCTAGTTATAGCAGCATTGATTACACCGTTTATTGGGGCTTACTCCATCCTAGTGGTGGCTGTAATTGCAGCCTTAAAAGAGATATACGATGCCCGTCACCCTGACAAACACACCGCCGACTTCTGGGATTGGGTGGCTACGAGTTTGGGTGGTGTTTTAGGTATGCTAATAATTACGTTACTTTAAAAAGAAAGAAATACTAATGATAAATATAGACCCAGTTGAATATGGCAAACTAATCTCAAAGGTTGATTCCCTTGAGAAAAAGATTGACAAGATGGAAAGTGCACTTGAGGAACTACTTGCCTTAGCTAACAAAGGTCGTGGTGGCTTTTGGGCAGGTATGATGATAGCTTCTCTAGTAGGAGCAGTTATATCTTACATCTCTAGGTACATTGTAGGACACTAGATGCAACTGACACCTCACTTCTCTCTTGCTGAACTTACTACAACTAATACTAAAATAGATAACACACCATCTAAAGAAGTAATAGAGGTATTACGCACAACTGCTTTCTACATGGAGAAAGTAAGAGAGATATTAGGCAATGTAGCAATCACTATTAATAGTGGCTACCGCAGTACTGATGTTAATCGTCAAGTAGGTGGCACTAGCAACTCGTCACATACTTATGGGTATGCTGTGGATTTTACAGCCTATGGTCATACTCCACTTACTATATCTAATATTCTTGCTAAAAGTAATCTTAAGTTTGACCAACTAATCTATGAGAAGACTTGGGTTCATATATCATTTGACCCTCGTATGCGTGGGAATATTCTCACACTCAAAGGTAAAGGTAAATATGTAAAGGGGATTGTATAATGTGGTCTGTCTTATTTCCAGCTCTACTACCAGCTTTAACAGATGGTGTTCGTGGTATCTTTGCTAAGTTTACAAAAGGAGCAGGAGGTAATCCTGTCAATGTAGCTGAACGCATACAACTTATGCAAGCAGAAACCGCTCGTCTACAAGCACTAGCAGAGATAGATAAACCATCAGGTGAACCTTCTATTTGGGTTACTAACTTAAGGTCTAGCTTTAGGTATATTGCAATTATCATTATTTGGTTAGCGACAGTGGCTGCTGTATTTACTCCTACTGTACCCGAAGCCATAACTTTAATTATGTTAGATTTAAGTGGTGCGTGTATGTCATTCGTAATTGGTGAAAGAATGTATTTAACTTTAAGGAAATAATATGCCATTAGCAAAAGGTAAAAGTAAGAAAACAATCTCCAAGAATATATCTACATTAATGCACGAGGGTAAACCACAGAAGCAATCTATTGCTATTGCTTTGAGTGAGGCTGGTAAATCCAAGAAAAAAGGTAAGAAATAATGCCAATTAAAAAAGGTCAAGAAACTTTTGAAGGGTATAACAAACCTAAACGCACACCAAATCACCCAACTAAATCTCATGCTGTTCTAGCAAAAGATGGCGACAAAGAGAAGTTAATTCGTTTTGGTCAACAAGGCGTGAGGGGTGCAGGTGCCAATCCATCTACTCCTGCTGAGAAAGCTAGACAAAAATCTTTTAAGGCTCGTCATGCAGATAACATTGCTAAAGGTAAAATGTCTGCTGCATATTGGGCTGACAAAGTCAAGTGGTAATAAATAGGTTGACAAATTGTATCTAGTGTGATATAATTGTATTATAATTAAAAGGAATATAAATTGACATACTTAGAATGTGTAAATCGAGTTTTAAGACGACTTCGTGAGAACGAGGTTACTACTGTCAATGAAACTCCATACTCCAAGCTTATTGGGGATTTAGTGAATGTTGTAAAAGTAGAGATTGAAAACTCTTGGAATTGGTCTGCTCTACGCACAACATTAACTGCCACTACAACTGATTCTTTGTTTAACTATGTGTTAGTTGATTCAGGCACTCGTTTCCGTGTATTAGATGTTGTAAATGATACAGAAGATGTATTCATGGAAGAACGCAGTAGCCGTTGGTTTGATGAACAGTTTTTAATGTCAAGTGTTCAGCACAGCGCACCTATCTATTACAACTTCAATGGTGTAAATTCTAATGGGGATACTCAAATAGATTTATATCCAATACCTGATGGTGTATATAATATCCGTATTAATGTAATACTCCCTCAACAAGAGTTAGTAGCAGATTCCACACAAATACAAATTCCAGCCAATCTCCTTGTAGAAGGTGCTTTAGCTCGTGCAATTAGTGAGCGTGGCGATGATGGTGGTTATGCTGAACAAGAACAACGCTATCGTTCACTTGCTGCCGATTTAATTGCTATTGAAGCTTCTATTAGACAAGATGAAACTATTTGGAGAGCCTATTAATGGCAGGGGCTTTAAAAGCTCTTAGCAATGCCGCACTTGGCTTTCTTGGGTTAAATACTCAAGAGAGTGGTGTGACATTAGAGAGTGGATATGCCTCAAAAGCCATTAACTGTATTATTGATAAGTTTGGTCGTTTAGGTAGCCGCAGGGGTTGGACACCCGTTACTACTAATAATGGTTCTTTAAGTGATACTGATTACTTAGAATCTTTGTTTGAGTTTATTGATATAGACTTAACAGCCACTATTCTCTCTTGTGGTGGTGGTAAGATGTATAGTGGTTCTACTACCCTTACAGAACTTCCAGTTAAACAAGCAAACCAAACATCAGATTTAACTATTACTTTTACTGGTAATAGGTGGCAATTCTCACAACTAGCAGAAGGTGCTGGTTATGGTAATACAATGTATGGGTTTGCTGCTCAAACAGGTAATCCACTCCTTGTATATCGCAAAGCTAACCATACTGGTGCTTATATTTGGCAACGAGTAGGGGATTATGGCACTAAACCTACAGGTGTATCTACCTTTGACCCTGACTGTTCACATACAGCATTTGGTCGTCATTGGGTGGCAGGTGTAACTGGTGCTAAGACAACAGTTTATTATAGCAAATTACTAGATGGTGCGGCTTTTACAGGGGTAGGTTCAGGTTTAATTGATATTGAATCTGTTGTTGGTAGCAGTGACCAAATTGTTGGTATATCCTCACATAATAATTATCTTATTATATTCTGCCGTAATAACATTATAATATACGATTCACCTGATGACCCTACTAATTTAACTCTTGCTGATGTGGTTACAGGTGTTGGATGTATTGCTCGTGATACTATACAACAAACAGGTACAGATTTAATATTCTTAAGTAATAGTGGTGTACGTAGTTTTAATCGAGTAGTACAAGACAAGAGTATGCCAATGCGTGACTTGTCTGCTAATGTTCGTGATGACTTAGTTCAGTACATTTCAGGTGAAGTATTAACAGAAGTTAAAAGTATTTATTTTGAGAGAGATGCTTTTTATCTATTAGTTTTACCTAATTTAAAACAAGCCTTTTACTTTGACTTACGTCAGACATTAGAAAATGGTGCTGCTCGTGTAACAACATGGGAAAGTTTCTTACCTAAAGCTCTTTGTAAGACTAGAGATAGAAACTTATATCTAGGTATGGCAGGTGGTATTGGTAAGTATTATGGATATTCTGATAATGGGGATTCCTATCGTTTAGAATACTATACTTCTAACATAGATGCAGGTGAACCTTATAGTCTTAAATTTTTAAAGAAAGCAAGTGTAATTGTAATTGCTGCTGGTACACAAGATGTTGTATTTAAATATGGGTTTGATTATAAAACAACCTATACAAGTAGAACATTTACAAAAGATTTTATTGGTGGTAGTGCTGAGTATAATATAGCAGAATACAATGTAGGGGAATTCTCTACTGGTATTGCTATTAATGATATTGTTATGCACTTAGGTGGCTCAGGTAAAATATTACAATTTGGTGTGGAAGTTCCAATTGAAGGTGCTCCTGTCAGCTTACAACAATTAACAATCTATTTGAAAACAGGGAAGATGGTATAATGTCAAACTATGTAAAAGCAACAAACTTCTTTACAAAGGATGCCTTGCTTACAGGTAATCCTAGTAAGATTATTAAAGGTGCTGAGATTGATGATGAGTATAATGCTATTGCAACTGCTATAACTAGTAAAGCAGATACTACTTCTCCTACTTTTACTGGTACTCCTATAGCTCCAACTGCAGGTGCAGGTACTAACACCACTCAAATAGCAACAACTGCCTTTGTTGTAGCTGCTTTAGCTTTAATGTATCCTGTAGGAACAATCTTTACTTCTACTAGTCTAACTAATCCAGCTACATCCCTTGGTTTTGGTACATGGGTAGCATTTGGTGCTGGTCGTGTATTAGTTGGTGTTGGCGGTGCATTTACTGCTGGTGCAACTGGCGGTAGCGCAGATGCAGTTGTAGTAAGTCACTCACACACTGCCACATCAAGTGTTTCAGATTCAGGTCATAGTCACGTTGGTCGTGTTGCTACTACTTTAGGTGGATATGTTGGTCAAGATGGTTTTGAAGAAGGTCGTGGTAATCCTGATTGGTCTACACAAACAAGTACAAATTCTGCAACAACTGGTATCTCTGTAGCAACATCTGTAGCATCTGCTGGGGTAAGCGGTACAAACGCAAATCTACAACCGTATGTTGTAGTTTATATGTGGAATCGCACGGCTTAATGAAACATCCAGTATTAGTTAAAAAAGACTATACAATTTACTTTGAATATGTTTTATATAATGAAATACAAGAAATTATAGTAGTGCATTGTGATATAAGTAAATGGAATAAAACAGTAAAACAACAGTTAGCGGTAGATAGTTATAATTTGTTTTCTAAACAAGATAAACCAGTAGTAGCTATACATGACAAAGAAGATAAAAAACATTTTAAATTTATAACAATGATGGGTTTCTATCCTTGTTTAGATGAAATACTAATAGAGGATGGTTCTAAAAATATGATGTTTATTTGGAGTAATATATAATGGGTGGAATCGTAGGAAGTATAGCAGGGGCTGTTGCTGGTCCTCTTATCGGGGGTTTAATGGCTCCTAAAGCACCAAAAGCCCAAGCGGCTCCTGGGTTTACACCTTATGGGGTTACTACTGGCTTTGGTACATCTACGTTTGATAATAAAGGTCAAACAGCAGGATATACCCTTACTCCTGAAATGCAAGCGTTTCGTGACCAATATTATTCAGGTGCTAGAGCAGCAATGCCTTCTGCTGAACAAACAGCTTACGGGCAACAAGTATCAAATTATGGTAAGGGATTATTTGGTCAAGCAACAGCTATGGACACTAATGCCATGACACAAGACTATTTGGCTAGACAACTTGCTTTATTAGAGCCATCTCGTGCTGCTGAATCAAGTCGTTTAAACGATTTACAGTTTAGTCGTGGAACTCTTGGTGCAGGTGTTGGTATGGGTCAAGGTTATGTTAATCCTCAACAGTATGCTCAAGCAATGGCTCGTGAACAACAAAATGCTCAATTAGGTTTAGATGCTGAAAGCAGAGCAAGAGAGATTCAAAATTCACAATTCCAACAAGCTGGTGCTTTATATGGCTTAGGTCAATCTTACCTAACAGACCCATATTCTACTGCTAATACATTGTTTGGTTATGGTGCTAATATTGAAAATCAAGGATTACAAGCACTTAAAATAGGTTCAGATATGGGCACAATGTCAGCTCAAGCTAATAATCAAGCTGCTCAATTAAATAATGCCTCTAATCAAACACAATACTTAAATCAATTATCTCAGGCAAATGCTTGGGGTAATATGGTAGGTCAAGGTGTAAAAGCTTATGGTACTTATAATAATAATGCTACAAAATTGAAAAGTATGCTTCCAACTCCTGTCTTTCAACAATACGGAAACTAATCATGGCTGAAATCGTACAAGGTTTATTTGGGGTTTCTACTGAACTGTTTAGACAGCAGCAAGATGCCCAATTTCAACAACAACAAATTGCTTTAGCGCAACTTGACCCACAACAACAACGGTTTCTTCAAATGGGAGAAGCTGGTAGGGCTATTGGTAGGGGTTTAGGAGGTTTATTGGGTGCAGAAGACCCAATATTAGCTAAACAAACAGCAGAAAATAATCTGTTGCAACAAGTGCAAGCCTCATTGTCAGCTGAAGACTTACAAGACCCTTATAAATTAAGTAGTGCTGTATATCAAGCAGCTATAAAAGCTAATATGCCTGAATTGGCTAATCATGCTTTACAAAATATACAAGTGGCTAAAAATCAAGCAATTGCTCAAGGTAAAGATATGTCAGTTATATCTGAAAATTTAGCTAAAACACAAAAAGCTTATTTTGATAGTCAAACTAAAACAGAACAATATGTTGCAGCAATAGCTAAAGCTGAACTTGAAGGTAATACTGCAAAAGTTACACAATTAAAAGCCCAGTTAGCTAAAGATTCTGAAATGAATCAAAAATCCATTGATAATCGTATTACAGAACTTACTACTGTAAAATCTAGTGGCAAAATGACTAAAGCTTTACAAGAAGAACTTGATTTATTAATATTTATTAAAAATGATGCAGCTTCAAAAGGTGCAGCAAAAACAACTATAGAAAATTTTGATAAATCTTTAGCAGGTAGATTAGGTCCAATGTATGAAAAAGGATTTAATGCTGCAAATCAAGCTGCTAAATCTATAGGCACTATTAATAATTTACGAGCAGTTGTTACAAGTAAAGATTTATTCTTAGGTCCTACTGCAACTCTTAGAAGTAATATAGATAGAATTGCAGTAACAATGTTTGGTGCAAAAGATGCAGGTGCTTTAGGTAATACTCGTCAAGCTATTCAAGGATTGGCAGCTCTTGCATTAAATGCCCGTAGTAGTTTAGAGGGTACGGGTTCTATTTCTGATGCAGAACAAGCATTATTAACTAGAGCAACTACTGGTGCGTTAGATGACTTTACAAGAAATGAATTAATACAATTATTAAATATTGTTGAACGTGAATCTTCAGCAACTCATAGTAACTATAAAGCTAGAGTAGCTAAAATTAAAGACCCTGATTTACGAGATGCTTATACTCCTGATAATATTCCAGCAAAACCAGCAGCTATTAAACGTCTTGATTTAAATAGACCTAAAGCTAAGTATTCTGCTGATGAGATATTAATACTTCAACAAGAACAAGCAGCACTAAGAGCTAAACAAGAGGGTAAATAATGGCAGAATATACAAGAACTGTTGATGTAACTGCTCCTAGACCTTCTCAAGCGGAAATTGACCAATTTGAAAAAGATAATCAGTTTGTTCAAGGTGTAAAGGGTGGTTTAACTGGTTTAATTAGTGCACCAATTTTCCTTCCATCGGCTCTTGCTGGATTTAAAAGTCCTGCTATGGCAGATATGCAAGAAAAAATGACAGAATTATTTGGACTAAAAGGTGAGCCACAACGAGATAATTATGTTACAACTGATAATTTAGGTGCGGAAACATTTGATGAATCCAAATACTTAACAGATAAAAGTTTATATCTTGCTGGTGAAGGTGGTGGTTCAGGAGGATTGTTTGGTATATTTAAAAAAGGTCTTGCTAGTAAATTAGCAACAATAGGTATATTAGCTTCTGAAAATGCTGTAACAAATACAGCTATTGGTTTATTTACTAATGACCCTGTTTCTAGAATGTTATACTCACTTCCTGCTGGAGTTTTAGTTGATGGTCAAAAAATAGTTAAAAAAATTGTTGAAAAAAATTACATTGCTCCTACAGTTGACCCTACTACTGGAGTTATTTTAACTAATTTTCAATCAACGGGTTCAGGAGTACAAGGAGCAAAAGAACTCCAATTACGCATGAATCCTGAAGCGTATGATAAAGTAAATTTATTTGAAATAAATAAAGATAAGACAATTGATAGTTTTATTACAAATATTCAAAAATTTGCTTCTAATAGTAATTTAGGATTTGATAAAGTAGTAAATGGTGTTCAAGCAGCTTATAAAAATTATACTTTATCATTAATTGGTAAAATGAAAAGTGATAGTAAAACTCAATTTGATTTAGCTATAAAAGCTGGAGCAAATCCATCTATTCAATTAAATAATACTAGAAATACTATTAAAAGTTTTTTAGATAGTGCTGATATGGCTACACCCAACGGTGGTAGAGTTGGTGATATGAAACGATTGTTAGCTGCTTATCCTGATGCGTCAGTACAATTTAAAACAGAATTTAATCCTTTGACAATGGTTCAAGAAAATAAAGCTATACCTATTGGGGCTACTGGTATTAATATTGACAAACTTCAACAACAATTAGCTGCTTGGGGTGATGCTGCTTCTACAGGTTCTTATAAACTATCTGATGATGCTTCTATAGGTGTTACTAAAGGTGAAGCAAAGATGGTATTAGGTGCGCTTCAACGAGATTTAGATGAAGCTATTCAAGATGGTATGGCAGGTGCTAAAGAACTTAAATTAGCTAGAACAAATTTTAAAGATAATTTAACAGCTTTAAATAAATTTAACTCAAGAAGTTTAACTAAGTATTTTGGTAATGACAAAAATCCTACCATAGAATCTGCAATGGAAAGATTAACTAAAGCTTCTCCAAGTGAAAAGGTTGAGTTATTAGCTGTCTTAGATAATACTAATCCTGCAATTGCTGATACTATTCGTAAAGAAACTTTTAATGCTTTATATGCAAAAACATATAATTCACTACCTGCTGCTGGACAAGGTAAAATAAATGTAGTTAAACTTTTAGAAAACTTTGGTAAATTAACTGAAAAAGAACTTAGATACCTTTTCCCATCTAATGTTGAATATAATTCTTTTAAAACTGGTGCTGAAGTTTTGCGTACTGCCTCTAGAAGGATTGATGCTGGATTTGACCCAAATAATGTAGGTAGGCAAGATACTTCTTTATTAGCAGGGGCTGTTGCTGGTCCACAAGCTCGTTATATGTCTTTAATTGCTTGGGATACTATTAAGAAAATTGCAAACATTTCACCTGAACAACAGGCAATACTTTTATTTGACCCTAGGGGACAAAAAGCTTTAGCGGAATTTAAAGTTGGAAATTATAAAGCTTTTAATCTTGCTATTGATGGTTTAGGAATAGTTCCACAAGGTATGGCAGGTATATCTAGTGCTTCTAATTTAGCAATAGGGCAATCAGGAGTTGATAGGGCTGAAGCAGCTAGATTAAAAAAATTAAATAGTATTTTAGGTATTCAACCTGTTGTTAATGAAAATGCCTTTTCATCAGAAGATGCTAATCGGTTAGAAGAACTAAATAAACTACTAAATATGCCATAATAGCTCTAAACCGCACATAAAGGGGTCTAGAAGCGAATATCATATAAAACTGATACCGTTACATAGACCCCTCTTTTTAAACAAGCCCTAGAGTGCAAGACAAGCTTGCTAAAATCATTATTTGTCAAACATCAAACGAATAATAAATAAATCTACTACAATCACATGACCACTTTCCTCACCAAGCATACGCTTATCAACTAACTCAAACCCGACCATCATTCCCGTAATAAATTCTACTGATACAAACATATTTATCCTTTAAGTTTGGCGAGGTATGCCATATCTACATGAGCTTCTTTTCCATCGGGGAGTTTGGCAATAACTGTATCAGGATAATATCCCCTCTTGACAACTTCCACTTCACAATCTAGCTGAACGTGCCATTGCTTTTGGTCTACTTTTACTTTCGCTTTTTTTACCATATATCCTCCTGTTCATCAGCTAACTCTAGACAAATGCGTTTTTGGTATTTCGCTATCTTATCCTCAAAGGCATAAACTAAATCCTCTGCGGTGATTTCCAGTAGGTCAAATATCTCCAACTCATCTAACTGCTCAAGCATTACCTCTTGCAATTCTTTAATCGTCAGCACTCTCAAACTCCTTTAGCAGTTCAATAAAATGGATGGCTTTATCTAAATCCTGAATTCCACCCTTATCTCGCCAGCGACAAAGGTATTTGATTGCTGTGGCTTCTAGGTATGGTATCCCATTCTTGTAGCAAAATTCGGCTGGTTGTATCTTGAACTTCTTGTAGTGGTCGCCACCTACTTGCTTATCAACTGCTTGCATATCTTTTCCTTTAGTCTTTATATAAGTAATTTAATACTTTTTTATTTCTAATCTCTTGTTCTCTTTCTTTGCTTAATTCTTTAACAGGAGGTGAGTTTTGTTGTCTAGGGTTTTCAGTCTGTTGCTCTTGGGCAAATTCTAATAATCTATCATCAAATAAAGCATCCATTAAATTAGTAATTCCATAATAAGAATACCATTGTAATTCGCCTAGAATTTTCCACCTACTTTTTTTATATGCAATTAATATTTTATTATTAACTCTTATTCCTTGAATACTATCTTTTATATCTACTGTTCTATCTGTGGCAAAACAATATTCTTCTATTTTTTTAGCTTTTACATATCCAGCAAGACTTTTTATATAACTGCCCATATATTTTCCTTATTCTTTATATCTTTTACGGAGATATCTTAAACTGATTGGACATTCATCAAACATACCATCCTTGACATCAAACAACATATACAAGCCCCTGAAGTGGCGGTTGGTTTGGTGATTTAGGTAATGCTCCTCGTGCTCGTAACAACTGCCTGTGATTAGAGCCATAACCTCTGACCCATCAGCCCTTAATCCGTAAGCAATATCTCTACCTTGTTGATGCCCTGCAATACAACTCTGATGATGCTTAGCAAGCAAAGCACGGGCAGTCCCACAAGGGCGACCCATAACACCAGCAACAAAGTAATGACAGAAAGCAATACCTTCAATAATGATAGGTTGCAGAAAAGGAACAGTTTCCCAGCCAGCTTCTTCATATTTTAAATCCTCCAAGGATATTAGTCCATCTAATTTAGGGTCATTATCTATTGCCCGATTTATGCGATTCTCGTGGTTTCCATACAACATAACCATTCGGGGATTCCAACGGGGTTTATGGTTATCTATTCTCCGTTGCTGTTCTTCTCGTATGGGGTTTAACAGCTTATCCATCGCCTCGTGAACCACCTTGATGTCTGCTTTGTAGCGTTGCCCCTCCATACTCTTGCTACCAGCCTTATCATGGCTAGACAAGGATGGCATATCTGCAAAATCGCCCAACATAACGATTATGTCAGGAAGCATATCAACAGCATATTTACCAATACGTTCTAGGTATTCTAGGTCGTCATTAGGTCTGACTTGAGTGTCAGGTATCACCATCATCCGTTTACTCATAGTGTAAGCCCTCGTTGCCGTTCTGACCTATGTTATCAATCCTATCCTCGTCCCAATTGTCTTTAGGGCAAGATGTCCAAGCACATTCTGTAACCTTGCTTAAATCCTTACCACATATCTGACACAAAGATGAATCACTATCCACAGCCCACTCCTGTCCATTCTTCCACACTTCACCTAACTCATTGTATGTGTTTTTTGCAATGTTATAAGTGGAGAATACCTCTTGCCAAGCCTTAGTGCCCTCTTTACGATAAAACACTTCTAAATCTTTTAGTTTAATATTCCTGTATGGATGATGTTCGGGGAGGTCGTTTAAACTTATCTTCATTTCTTTCCTTTCTTCGGCACAAGCGATTCGTCACGGAAATCACAAACCCTGCACTTAGTAAGTGTGTTAATAAGATATTTACAATCAGGAAGGCAACTTGGCTTAATGAGTTTAATACCCTCATCAAACTTCTTCTTACTACCTTTACCACTAATTATACTATCGCCTGTAATATCATTTTTTGTTGCCATGTCGTTCTACCCTTTCCTCAGCGGTCTTGATGTCGTGGCAAGGGGAGCATAACACCTGCAAATTCCCACCCTCACAAAACAACCTACTTATAAAAGTATTCCAATCTACAAATCCTGTAAAAGGACACACTACTGGTTCTACATGGTCTACATTCACTTCTTTAGCTGGGAATTCACCTTTGCACATATTACAAGTGAAGTGTTCAGCCATTCTATTTGTTTTGGCATTGACCTTTTTGCCTACTGATGCCGCTTTTAGAGTTTCATACTTGGGGGGATATTTTCTAAACCCACCTCGCAGAGTTGAAGTGATAAATGTCCGTAACCGACCTTCTGTCCAGCTAGACAAGATTTTTTCCTGAATATATATTATAAACTCTTTTAATTGCTTCACTATCTTCTTTGTCCATACTTGATTGAAAAATGTCATACCAATCGTTGTGCAAGGTTTGGATTAAGATATTCTCACAGTCTTCTTCTGATAAATCTAACACCTGTTTACTAACAACATTTACCTCAAACTTCATTTAGTAGCCTCTCGTATCGTGAAATATAACTATCATCTAAAGACCTAAGAATATACAAGCATTGTGCGTTCATCAAGAACTCCTCCTCGCTGGCGTATTGTGAAAGGCATACATCCAACATAGCCCTCTCATTATCAATTCCAGCAAGGAGTTTGCGAGCCTTGGCTTCACCCAATCCCTTTACACCCTTCACATTATCAGATGTATCACCCTTTAGGCATTGCTCGTAGAACAAGCGTGTGCCCTCTAGGGCTGTCTGTGTGATGAATGTATCAGGCTTAATCCACCGCTTTGCTTCAGGACCTCCCTGTATCTCCCATTGGAAGTGTCTACCTTCTATTTGCAAAAGGTCTTTGTCCAATGAACAGATAATCGTGTCAGCAGTTTGGTAGATTCCAAGGGCATCGTCAGCCTCAAGATTATCAGGTGCAACCTCAGCACATAATTCCTTTATTGAGAACTCACGACACGCTTGTAACCAGTTTGGCTTTGGTTGTGTGCGGTTTGCTTTATACTCAGGGTAAACCTCTTTGCGGAAGTTTCTAGCCCCTGTGAGAAAAGCCCTATACTCTGTTGTTTGCACCTTGGTAAGGATGTTGTCTAGTAGTTCCTCTACACGATGGGTGGCAATAGCTAAGTCTTCATTCTCTGCACTAGCAGCGCATCTATATACCACCAAATCCATATCAATTAACGCTATCATATATTACCTCGTGTAAAAATATACAACAACCAACCCCTACCAACATACCTAAGAAAAAGGCTGTGCTATAACAAAGGATGTATTCAATCACACGGCACCAGCTAAATCGGTGTCAGCATCTTCGTCAGCACCATACTCTAACAGCTTAGTAACAGTCAGGCGAGAGATTGTGGCACTTACACCCTTCTTACCCTTAAATTCCCATGCAAAAGGTTTAACTGTTGCTACGGCTAGTGAACCGTTACCAATTTTGATGTTACTAGGAACTTCCGAACCATCCTCGTAATAGGCTGGGATTGGGTAGGTCGATTTACAAGTAATGTATACACCACGTTCGTCTTCTGCTTTTTGCGATTCACGGGCTTCAATTCCTTCTTTGGCTAATTCTTCTACTGCTTTGGTGGACAAGTTTGACAGGTCAATCTGATATTTCCCTGACATCTCATTTACATGGTTTAGGTTTGCCCACATGATTGTTGCTTTTAATTTTGTCATACTTAACTCCAATGTCTAATAGTGTTGATAATAATACAAAAACAGGTAATAACTTCTAACATCCTAATCCAATTATAAGGTTTCTGCTGGCTCAAAGACAAACTCCTCAAACTGTTTAGCAATGGCAATGATGTCACCTACCGTTGCTTTAGGGGATAGGGCAATAGCATTAGCAAGGGATGATTGTCTAACAATGTATCGTTGTTTAATCGCCCGTTCCTCTGCTGTTTCATAGTTACTACCTATTACCTTGGTCGTTGGTGCAGCTTGTTTAAACGACCCTACTGGACCAATAGCAGACCAGTTGTCATACTTACCATTCTTTGTGATGGCTACTTCAAATTTGTCACCAATGTTCGCATCATCTAACACACCAAACACCTTGGGGTTAGCAAAGGGAACTATGTTCTGTGTGCGAGTTACGCCTTCAGAGGTGAAGGTTACAGCTAGAGTGCGTGTGGGTTTCCCAAACTTATCCTCTTTATCTACCTTTGCTATATCTACAATCTCAATTTCCATTATACAACCTCCATATCTGCCCAATTCAAACCCTTTTGACACTCAGCCGCCATTGGGACATTAAATTTCACACCAAACATCTTTTCAAAATTAGCTGGTAGGTCGTGAAACACGCTGTGAAACATTGCCACTAATTCCTTAGTATCGCACACTTTGTCATCAAAGTCAAGGATTATCGAATCGTGCACCGTATTCACTAACAAACATTTGTCGCCATAACCTAGCTTTTTCAATCGGTTATGAGCACTAACCCTAGCCAAAGCCATGAGGTCTGCACCCGTTCCCTGAACAGCATAATTCTTAATCTGCGTGTCCTTATACTGCCCACCGAACTTCTGAAAGTAATATTCCCTACCAGTTGGGGCTACTAGTTTATTGGTTTCCACTACCTCACGAATAATCTTTGTGTGCCATGCCCCTATGCCCCGATACTTGTCGTAGTAGGCATCCACCACATCCTTCCAATATGCCTTACTCTTGCTTATAGAAGTGAAGTCAGGGTCATTAGCAAACGAGAATTCATTGCCACCATACAATATCCTAAAGTTTAAAATCTTTGCTATCAAACGGGATGGTAGCCCAAACTTCTCTTGGTTATCGGTATGCAAGTCTAAGCCACTAACAATCTCATTTATCAAGACTTCATCTTGGCTAAGATAGGCAGCCACTCTGATTTCAAGAGCCGAAGCATCGCACTGGAGCAGCATTACGGCAACTCTCGGATAATTGCCATTAAGTTTGGATACTTCAGTTTTGACAAGAAGAATTCCGCACCATACCTGCTAATAAACTCGTTAATCTCAATCATCGTGAATTCCACATACATTTCTTCTTCATTCATACCTGATTCGTTTTCTCTGTCCATGTTATTCCTCGGTCTGTTATATAAGTTAATCGGGGGTAGGTAAAACTTATGCCATTCTATCATAATTTCTTTGCATTTTCCTTCATCTTAGATAAGATTAAAAGATAAGTCAATTC